GCAGTCTGACCGATGTTACCCGCAGTGGTTGTACCAAATGATCCGGTCTGTGCAGCGGCATTTTCACCGAGACTAGCCAGATTTTGGAGTTGGCTCAGGTTAATACCATATTGCCCGGCGGCAGCACTATAATTTGTCTGGTACTGGCTCAAAGCGTTTTGGAATTGGTTCTGATATGTCGTATCTGCTAGGCCTGACGCATAAGTAGCCGCACCCTTTAGCGCAGCCCCGGAAGAGCCTAGGCCCTGTGCCGCATAGCTGTTCTGTGTCGATTTCAGCCCTTGAGAAAGACTGAATTCATATCCAGGAGTAGCCTCCAGCTGTGCTTCTGTGGGTTGGAAACTAAACGGTGAATAGTTGAAAGGCTGCATACCTTGAATGGCAGCAGTTGCACCCTGACCAGCAATACTATATGGATTCAGCCCAGCGTATGTCTGCTGGTACTGTTGCATCATCGTTTGAGAAGCTTGTTGCTCAGCTGCCGCTTGAATTTGAGCAGCCTGAGTTGCAGCATCAGCCTGCTGACTGGCAGCAGATTTAGCCGCTGAACCGCTGATAGCAGCCCCGGCTAGACCCGTACCTCCAATAATAGTAGCGCCAAGTAGCGCTGGCGACGCAGCAGCTGCGGCAGCTAGACCCATTAAGATTCTCCAAGTTGAATGCGGTAGTAGGTCCCAAAAGGTTCGGCACCAATTCTTTTATATAGTGAAGAGACCTTATCTCCCGATCCCCGAACACCAGCCCTCATCACCACTTCATAAACACCCTTATCTTTAAGACCTTCTAAGGCTTTTCTCTGTAATTTGAGGCCTAGTCCTGGAAAATCTGTAGATGAGAAGAATGCTGTATGACATCCCGTCCGTCTTCCAGAAGATTCCAACGACTCCCCTAGAATAGTCACTAAATAGCCGAAAACTTTACCATTGTATCGAGCGACAGTCACCTGTAGTGCGCCTAAATCTTCATATGACTGCATAAGACTGAAGTTTTTATTGATAAAATTATCAGGATGCTCCCCTACAATAGCACAGTGATCTTTCATAAGATTCATGCCGTCTGAAAGTAGGGAGGACAGCGGTTCAAATTGAATTTTCAAACCGCTCACGTCTGAATAAGGTTTTGAACGCAAGAGTGATAAACTCTTTTGTTCAGCAATAGCTCGTAAACGCTCTAGTTGCGCAGAGTGCGCAGATACATAACGATTTAATGCTGGAATATTTATTTGGATATTCTTTTTATTGAGTTCTGCCCATCTAACGCTGTCATGCTTGTATGGTAGAAGATGCTCAAATAGTTCTGCACAGACAGATTCTTTTAGCAAATCCTCATATTTGACGGATTTGCAATTTGTTCTCATTTCAATCTGAGATAATTTGTGATCCAGCTTTTTGAACAGTTTAAACATCTGATCAAAATCTGACCCTAGCCCGGAATTAATTGCACTTTGGGCTGCATCAAATGGATCACGACGTATTGTTACAATTTTCAGATCAGGTTTTAAGTCTAGAGCTAGACGCCAGAATGGTGCCGCAGCAGTCTCCACTGTACCTGTATTTGGCTGTGAAAACCAGGATTTAACATCCTCTAATTGGCGCATGTACTGAAGTTCGTCATGCCCGCAGTAGCAGTCGCCATAAGATAGGAATTCTGATAGCCAAGCTGTTCTTGACCTTGGAAGCGCCAGGATAAGAAAAGATTTCATAGGCCACTAACCAATTTTAATCACACATGCTTTGAATGTCTGAGTCCCGGATAATTTACCATTATAGATCGCATAATCAGACCCGGTGTATGCAACAGAAAAGCTTAATGACCCTGGTGATGTAGTAGGGGCTACCCAGGTATTAGCCGGAGAGACCAGCGCTACAGAAGTTCCATAGCATAGATAAACAGCCCCGGCTCCAGTAGCGGTAGTCTCAGCAACAGTAATAAGATAGTACCCATTCCCGGATGCAATTGTAGCGTGGCTATTATTTGCAATCGTTAGCGGTGTCGCATTGGACGTATCCACATGACTGCCACTTCCAATTGAAACTGTCGGAAGAATGGAGGCAGTCTGTACGCCACTTGTCGTACCTGTTAGAATTGTCGCCCCACCGCTTGTAGAGATTTGAGCGGTATTACCGGCTGAAGTACATCCAAAAAATACGCCAGATGTGCCTGTGTTGTATTGAGCATAGACTGCAAATGCATCACCTGAGGCGAACCTAGAGCGATTACCCTGAACATCTAGACTGTAAGATGGGGCAGCAGTACCAATGCCAAGTCTAAAGTTTGTATTATCCCAAAAGAACTTACTATTATCTTGGTTATAGACTCCGGATGCTCCGGCGAATACTACAGAGCCCGCTGTAAACGCCGTAGAAGCCCCTGTACCACCATTGGTGACTCCAAGTTGCCCTGTGACGCCAGTGGACAGAGGGAGCCCTGTAGCGTGCGTCAGAGTCCCAGCAGAAGGGGTTCCAAGGTCCGGTGTAATGAGCGAGGGAGAAGTCTGTAGGACTACAGGACCAGAGCCAGTAGTTGAGACGGCTGAAGCGGATGTGATCCGCCCTTTGACGTCCACATGAATCATCGGAAGACTATAAGTCCCCGCAGTAACACCTGTACTGGACAGTGTGGTTACTGTCGAACCGCTTGTACTGACGTCTCCGGATAAGTCCGACCCACTGATTTCTAAAGGAGCCGTAAATACGGCTAATTGCCCCGGAGTGGCTGCCCCTGCTGTTACAGTGCCTCTGGCAATGGAGCCTCCTGTGCGATTCCATAGAGTTATAAAAAACTGGGACCACGTCGGTTGAACCATACCCATCCCATCTACTAGGATGGAGGAGACATTTGGAAAACCCTGTTGATTAACGGATGACATTCAGATTAAGTTTCCGACGGCTCTACCCAGACACTTCCGCCATTTAAAGCGGTAAATGCGGGAACTTCCCAGAAAAGTTCATAGACTCTATTCCTGGCTTGCCCTAATTGAGTGAATAGCATCGATCTGTTAAATTCTCCCGTGGAGCCCAGACCGTATGTACGAGGATTGCCCCAAGTCTTACCCCTGTCGTCACTGTACCGCATTGAGATTTGGGGTTCATTGGACGTTAGAGTATTACTAATTTCCCCGACATCCATGTCAAAGACAACTCTTGAATGCTCTGCACGTCTATTGTCGAATTGAATATCAGGCCATGAGCGTCGACGAACAATTGGATTTGAATTGTCTGTATAATTATCCAAATCCCACTGATATAGCGCCCCAGTCTGCCAATCACCTACGACAATTACGCCATAGACGGATGCACAGGTTGACGCTCTAATACGATTTTCACCACCATTACTATCTGTCCATGTTCTTTCATGCCAAAGATTCTCAGCGACATCGAAAACCCAAGTGGCATTTGCAGTTGGAAAGGTCAGAACATAAAATGTATGACCTAATTGTTGGTATGTAAATCCAATTGCATCACTAATTGTAGGGTACGCAGATAGCTGTTGCTCAATGGCGTGAGTGGAAATTCTTCTAGCTGCGTACTGGTTACCCGTGAGTACAATACGATTCCCTTGCCTGTCCTCACTGAGCCAGTAGACTGATAAGTCCTGTTTTGCAATTGAGTAGGGGGCCGCAGTACCGTGTTCAATAAAGACGCCAGGAAGAATGGAGAAGGAGAACTGGGGATTTCCAGCGTCGTACCAAACTTCTGTAGTCTCAGTGCCGATAATCCAAGCCTCTCTGTGCATAGCGATGACGCCTTGGACGTGGTCTGGATTACCCGTCTTAGCCGCAATGTCCAATGGGTCAAAAGCAGCGGCAGTGGCCCCTGGAGTAATAGTACCCGTCAAATTGGCAAAAGTCACATTAGAGAGTGAACTGTACCATTGATTGGTCCCGGGACGATTTAAAAGAAAGAATGTATCAATATAATCGACAGTCGTACCACCATAAAAAGCCCCCGACTGTCCGATGATAGGGCTGAACTGGTTAGTGGTCAGATCGACACAATACCCGGTAGGAGTACCATCTACGATGACAAGAGCGATACCATTGTCTGACATGGACACCGGACCGCCTGTGGAGTCCATAACCCCGAGAACAGTTCTTGTCCATGCGGATGATGTCCTATAGACTGTATTCCCAACGACTTCGTACAACTGGCCATTTGACGCCTTGTAGGCGCAACGGTGCGGGGCTTCTGTACCAGCAATTAGCTGTGTCAAACCTGGGGTTAGTTGGTGTGTTACCGGGAATGGAGCATCCTGAGCATTCACTTCAGGGTAAAGATTGACACAACGTTGGGCAGACGCGACCACAGATCGCGACTGGTACATACCCCCAACTAATGATATCTTTTGTAGAGCCACTTAGTACCCATCGCTATAGACGTTGTAAGAACGCTGCGCACCAATCACAGCGGGCGGCATTTTCATTGTGGGGACTTGCACGTTTGCACCACGAATGACATTAAGAGCGTCTTTGGCCAATTCGATCATGGCCGGGTCAGGGGCCATTCGATATGCAACACGAAGCCTGACCTGAAGATTATAAGACAAAGCCACTTCATACTCAGGAGGAAGATTGATAGTCTGAGTAAGAGAGGTAAATTGAGTAAGTTGATTCTTTACAAGAATATGAAGTTCATACAAATTCGCCTGAGGGACAGGCCATGCATAGATTGTTCCAGTGGGCCAATTGGAGTCATAGAACATGATCGAAGGCCATGTCCCCATAGTCTTTAGCCGGATACGATTATAGTCTTCGTGGGAGGACAAGAGCTGGAGAGGGTAGTCAATCTGTTCAATACCGGACTGTGCCACCTGACGTAGGAAACACCCATCTTCGAGCCTATCTGGTCTTGGGGTATTAAAGTTCCCCCCGGGGCCGATTGTATAGGATTCAGCGCCAGTCGTTGTGACAAATACGTCAGTAAGATTATAAACCAACCAACGCTTTCTGTTCCACTGGGCGATCATGTAATTCACACGCTTAAGGGCATTCTGGATGTCTTCTGCTTGCGCAATCTGGCCTTGACCCAGAACACCGGAGTCAATCAGTGCTAGTGTTAGGAAATCATTGACAGTTGACATCTATTCTCCCAGGGGTGTTTTTACTTAAAAGGGTTGGCTGTGGGGTCGACCCCTGCGTCTTCAATGGCCTTAGTTAATTTGGCTGGACCCCAGCGTTTATCGACTTGAACACTATTTACTGAAGCCAGAGTCAGAAGACGATTTCTCTCATCCTCTTCATTGATGACCTCTTCACCCCCAAGCGCTAGGCGCTCCTGATCCGCATCATTTACAACTGTAAAGGCTTTTGGATTTTTCGGATCGAGGTAAAGGTGCTTAGGATATTCTTGGTACTGGTATTGCATCTCAACTCCTGCTGAGCCGGGAGAATTGTCCCAGCGAGAACGATTAGCCCGCGAAGTTGCCGAGTTTTGGCGCATTGATGGTGATGTTCTGCCAGTATGGCCTCCAGAGGATGTATGACCATTTGCTCTGGTGCTTTTGGCAGTCTTAGCACCTTTTACGTCTTCACTTGACATTTTCGCGGACTAACCTTTTTAGTTTTTTAGATTATAGCGCGTCGGCTACGATGACACCCCATTCAGGCCTGATATACAGGTAACCGAAGAGAACGTCAGCGCGGGTTACGGTCTGGTCAGTACCAGGGACGTAACTTCTTAGGATACGCATCGACACACCATCATACTCCTTGCGAGAGCATTCAGTCATCGGAGGCTTATCAAGGTCGGCAGTGACCATGGTGATGGCTTCCGGGGCAAACGAGATGTTCTTACGGAAGGTGGACGAAGCGTTGGTCACCAGAGAGATGGCAGCGCTGTTGGCGGGTGAGTAGTCAACAGTCTGGTATTGCTGGGCATTCTGGCCAGTGGCGGGAACGTAACCAGTACCGCCCGGCGTAATCGCGGGGTAGATCGGGATTGACGTAGCGCCGGACAGAACGTTGGCAGTAACCACGAACTGACGAACAGTCTGGGTGGACTGCTTGGTCACACGGTTCACAGCGTTCACCCCGGCAATGGTGATAAGATCACCTTGGTTCAGAGTGCCTGTGATGGCGTTAGTGACAAGAGTCGTACCAGTTTGGTTCGCACCATTGACAGTACCAGCGGAGAAGGTGCCGGTGACGTGCTTAATGGCAGTTTGGTCTTCCAGCCAAGTATAACCAGCCGCATTGTAGACAGAGCCGTCGCGGTATTGCTTGGAAATGTCAGTAGCAGGGTTCAGCAGGCCGGACAGAGCGCCAGTTAGACGAGCCATCGAGTGCGGATCAAGAACGATCTTACGGTCGAGTAGCGGGGCCGAGTTGTCAGCCAGAACGGCACGGCTATCTAGGACTTGTTGAAGACCCGGGGATAGGATGTTGTTGTTCTGGTCGAAGTTGGCAACGAGGTTACAGATACCGCCTTCAGAACCAGCCATGATGGTGCTGGCGATGTTACCGGCAAGGTTGTTCATGGCGGGGAGCAGGAAGCGCTCAGCGTAGTCGTCGACACTCAGGGTTTGTTCGGCGGAGCTGAAGGACAGGTCAACGTGACGCTGGGTGGCCAGAGCCAGAGTGAGCTGTTGCTCCTGCGAATCCTGAGCCTGTAGGCCAGGGCCGTCGGTAACGGTGTAGTCGAGAGGCAGTCTGACGCGCAGCTGAGAACCGATCTTAGCACCATTGATGGCGAAAGAGCTGTCGTACTGGGTATTCAGGTTCTGCATGAAAGCGTTGGAGTTCTTGAAGATCATGACCGCTTCAGCCGTGATCATCGAGATAGTAAGTAGGTTGTTAGCCATGGAGTTTTATGTTCCCTTTAATGGCAATGTTGCAATTGAATATTGTTTTTCGAGAGTTCGGTGCCAGGGCCGACAAGATGATCACAGGCTACACACAGAAGGAAGAGGTCTGGTCCTCACAAGATATTTAGAGACGATCTAGGCGTCTTTTAGAATGGTGCTAACTGTAGGAATTGAACCCACAACCTACGGTTTACAATACCGTTGCTCTACCAATTGAGCTAAGTTAGCCAAGTACCCTTTTCAAAAGCATCGGCGCAACGATCACATCGTTCACCGACCTCATTTCTCCAAGTCTTATTGTCTCGGATGTCCTGAGCTGCGATTTTATAGTTACCACAACTCATAGCTGCAAGTGTCAAAGTCCATTTTTTAAGACCTGCGACACCAATATTATATGCAATATTGATAAGAACGTCCCGCTGAACGGGTGACAACTCTGAAAAGAAACTGAGTTGTTTGTACAATTGCATAGTAATTAGGTTGACTCTGCCGAGGATTGCTCCGTCAGCTTGTTCTTGAGTCCAAACTGTATCTTTATTAATTCCAGAACCCGTACAACCGTATCCGATTGTCCATGGGTCGGCTTTGGTCAACGGGTCAGGATAAGCTTTTAACGAGAGACCCTCGTCAAGTTTTAGCCGTTCAAGACCTGCGGGTGTCATTATTTCCTTCCATTAGCCCATCTGGAGCCCATCTTGGCTCTCGCAGCAGCATAGGCTGACATATTGTTGTCATCTGCAATACGCTGCAAATCAACTTGTGGAGATGCAGAACCGCTTACAGGGCGAATTGGAGCTGGGGCTGAAGAGACCGGGAGAGCCTTAGGGGCAGCTAGTACAGCGGAAAGCTTAGCCATTTCAGCCGCCTTACGAATGGGCGGAAGGGCGGCAATACGCTCGGCTTCATCGAGATTGACGCCAAGATGATGCAGGACAGCAGTTCCATCCTCAACGACCATCGCAGTGTCCAGAAGGTCCTTATTCATAAACCCTGAGGCGACTAGTGTGTCGACTGAGTCCTTCCAATCTTGGAACCGGGAAGCCCCATTACTGTACATCTCATCAGCCTTACGATTGAATTCTTGAGCCTCAGTCCTTGCGGCCACAGCAGCTTCAAATTCAGCTTGTGAGTAGGCAGCCGGAGCATTAGGAGGCCGAATAGCTGGGGCACTGGAATCAGCAGGGTCTTGTTGCTGTCTACTGGCAGCTAGAAGAGCTTCAGCAGCTTCTGCACGGGCCTGAGCAGCGGCAAGTTCTTGATCCTTAGCGCTGATAGTCTTAGTCAAATGACCGACACGGCCCTTTAGGACTTCTTCGACAGTCCGTTTGGGTTTAGCTGGAGACTCTTGATCTGTAGTAGGCTCTGCTACTGGAGTCTGATCAACAGGTTCATCCGTAGTCTCAGTGACAGCAGGTGTTTGCGGTGTTTCAGTAGTAGCTGCAATCTCTAGCCTAGGGTCAGTAGCGCGTTGTTCAAGAGCAGTTTGTTCAATACTAGCGTCAGTCATTTCTTAGTTCCTTTTTCTGTTTTGAGCCCAGTTGGCTGCACGGCACTATTGCCGGAATAGTTTTAGTGGATTAGAGGCCTCGGGATTGGATCAATACCGGCGGCTTTACGAAGTTCATTTAAGTCCAACGGAGGAGCGCCTTTTGCCTCCCCTTCAAGTCTCAGAGCCTCAAAGATTTCATTTCTGACATGCTCAGTATGAGCGAAGACAGGATGACTTGGGTCTGACCCTGGCACTGGTTGTAGCATTTGAGCTAGAGAGCGCCTAGCGTCCTTAATAAATTCAGGCCAACAACGATTTACAAAAAGTTCCATCGTTGGATAAGTCTTATAGAATTGATTGTTAGACGCTAGGACTTCATAAACTTCACAGGCAATTTCGAAAGCAGTCTGGGCTACAAGCTTGTGGGCAATTTTAGCCATTAGTATCCTCTGTTAGTGAGTTTGTCACAGCTGCCGTAGCCGCATCTAGGTTGGCTGAATGCTCTTGCATGGCCAAATCGTGCTGCCACTGAAGAATGTCCTTCTGGCTGGGATGCGTCTGGATTAGGACATCAATACGATCTGTAATCGCCTTGTAGATGTCCACGTCCTTCTGAACATCCTTTGCACGGAGTTTGGACTGTAGGTCGACCAATTTCTGAGCCATTGAGCCTGACAGGGCTTGTGCAGCTTGCAGTTCTTGTTGCAGTTGCTGTACTTGACCATTAGTCTCGCCGAGAGCCTGTGGAGGAACCATTCTCTTGAGGCGCTCAGCGGCTTGCTCAGCCATTGGGAAATCGGCAGCAAGGAGGACAAGGTCCCCGATGATGGACATAAGTTCCGGAGCCGTGGATGCAATCTGAGACAAAGCGTTAAAGGCCTCTTGCCTACGGGTCGCATAGTCAGGGCCCACATCGGAGATTACTTCATACTTACCGATTGTCGGATTAAGGACAATTTGCTCAGCTTCTGAGGTCAGAGCAGCCTTTTGCTTGACCATCAGTTGTGCAGCGTCTGGGTCAAGTTTAATCATCTGAGATGTACCATCCTCCGCCATAATATTAATAATACGGGGAGTATCGTAAATCTTAGGAATTAGATCAATAATGATCTTACCAAGACGACGAAGAGCCTGAGCTTGATGCTCGACAAAGTGGTAAGTAGCATTCTCACCCTGGCGTTGTCTGGCTTGAATAGCAGTACCGGAGCGTTCATTACCCTGTACGCCCAGAGAAGCCTGATATTGTCCAGACACCATCATCATGTCATCCGAGGCGTTCTTCATACCTTCTTGGTACAAAGGCGCGCCCATCGGAGGTGTGGGTCTGAATGGTTTCTCCAGCGGATTCCCATCATCGTCTAAGTGATTATAGACAAGAACGGAATAGTTAACAAGGTTAGAAGAGGCCCAGGCATCTTGCCCCTCAATGGCGGCAGCTGGTGCAACCCAAGGCGTCTTAGTCTGTAATGCCCCATATTCGATGGCGGCGGAACTATTGTAGTTCAACATGCGCTGTGAGTCAATCATAGAACGAATGTGACCCTTACGGTCCATTTCGCCTTCAATGACCGTCTTGTGACCGATTACAGGGACTACTGGGATTGTTGAACCGGCCCAATCGGCCTCTTCTGCAATCTCATCACCAATGATCTTGCACCATTTAATCTTAGTCCTAGTGACCTCACGAGTCTTAGTCGCGGGGTCTTCAAGCTGCTCTTCGAGAATTTTACGAAGATTCTTCGCCCAACCTTTTGTATCGGACTTAAAGATTGTAGTCTGTTTCTTAGTGGTGGGGTCAGTGAAGACAATTAGAGTGTCTTTTTCCTCAACCTTGTAGAAGTACTCGGCGATTCTGACGTGCTTTTCAGCAATCCAACCTTCATCGTTACCCAGGGCGGTATGAACCATCCTATCTTTGTACTCAGGGTATCTGACTTCAAACTCATCTCTGGGCATATCATCAAAGATGAATGCAAATCTAGCGTCTGAGCCGTCGGGCTCTTGAATGTCCGGATCAAGAAATACAGAAAGAGGGTCCGGAACAGCGGTAATCTTGATGTCTTGGTCAAAAGTCCTATCGTCGGCATAATCTGTAGTTACGCGAAGAACACCGAAACCGGAGACGACTTGGTGCTTAAAAGCTCTAGCGTAGTGAGACTGAGCATCTGAAGCATATTCAATATGCCTGACGACACCTTCAAGAATCTGTGCAGCCTCGTATGTGGCCTCATTGCCAACGGGCTTTACACGAATTGAAGACTTATTTTGCAGAGCGTCATTAATGACCATGTCACAGTGCTTAGCGGACTTATTTACCGTCAAGCAGGGGCGTTCATCCCCGGTGCCAAAACCACGAGCATTACGAGCATTGTCAGGCCACTGGTACATGTTGTACGCATCGGCATTATAGAACTTATAATCTTCCAGCCAACGCTTACGGGCAATTGCTTCCCAGGTGTCACAGCGTTTGAAACGCTGCTTAGCGGCACGAAGCAGTTCGGCATTCGGGTCGCTTTCAGGCGTATGGCTGTCGTCGTCTAGGAAAAGTTCTGACATTAAGTATCTTTGACTTTTGCTGGAATAATTTTTTGAGACAAGACCTTGACTTTAGTTTTAAGTACCAAGTCAGGGACTGGATAGCAGGCGGTGTACGTCTTCTTCATGGCCCTTGACTTGGTACTCTTTCTAAAAAGTCTTTTAGTAGGGGAGTGCTACGGGGCCCACAGCAGTTGTGTAGGTCGTGGCGGGAGTAAAGTTAGCGCCGGTGCCGAAGGTGCCAGTCACAGAGCCCGTAACGAGCGGTGTAGTGGCAATTACAGGGGCTGGGAAGTTGTAGGTGGCTAGAGTCGCAGTCGTACCGTTGGACTGGATGGTCAAGAAGTACGTACCAGGGACCAGCGGGAGAGTGGAGGTGAAGGCGAGTTGTTGCCAAGTACCGGCAGCGGCGGTAGTCGTACCCGCAGTGGCGGAAGTCGCCAGAAGGACACCATTGACGTCATGGAGTTCAGCAATCCACTTGTCAGTGCCGCCAGTACCGCCGACGAGAACCTGAATACCGGTCAGAGTGGTGACTGGAGACAGCTGATCAGCGCCACCATCATTTAGCGGAGGGTTCGGAGCGGTAATGTCAAAGGACGAATAGTAACGGGTGCCCGCAACCATAGTCTTTGAGGTGTTGTTAGACAGCAGAAGCATTGCAGCCGCAAGAGTCTGAAGACCAATCTTTTCAGACTGGGGATTCTGACCATTCGGAAGGTTCGTATCGACGGGAATCTTTTCCCCGCCATAGACGGTGGGAGCATTTTGGATGCCGTTTGTTAGCCAACCAGCCATGTGTGTATTTTCCTTTAATTCTTTGGATTATTTGATTGTAAGTAAGTACGTTTAATTTTTTGTACTAGTTCAGCATCTCAACAATGAGAGCCTTAGCTACAATGTCGTTAGCATTACCTGTACCAGCCTGGCCGGTCAACTTAATCACGATACCAGCAGTGTCAGTTTCCGCACCAGTTGTGATGAGGGGTGCGACACCAGTAGTACCGACCTGACCGAGACCAAAGACGGCTTGAGTGCTGGGACCAGTCTTGAAGACATCCACTTCTAGCCACCAACCTTGGTTGTTAGTCGCAGCAGTCGGAGTGGCAAGGACTTCTGAGCCGAAGTACAGCTTCATAGTCTTGTTGTCAGCGTTTGCAGCTGTATTACCCCAAGCAGTAATTCTAACACCCTTAGGGGCGGCAGAAAGAATCTTAGCGGGGAGTGTGTAGGTTATCAGTGTATCTTCAGTCGTATCAGCGCCGTTACCAGTGCTGGTGGTATTGACATAAAGAACACCTTCGGGGTTAAACGTACTTGTACTATTACCGGCTTGAATAGCAGGTGTAGTGGCGACGTTACCACCGAATAGCTTATTCAGATAAGCACCATCGATTATACGGAACCCACTGGGGAAGTTTGAAAATAGTGGCGGGAAAGCCATTAGTCCTCCTATTCTGGTCGGTCAAGTCAATATCCAAAATCCAGGGCGGTGACCGGCCCCCCGGGGAATTCACATTTTTATCTTGCTAACCAAGCCCCATTGCCTGTTGGCGTCTGGGGTGGTGCCTTTTTTAATTTTAGAATACGTTGTTCAGTCTCACTTGCAGTAAGGCGGCGCTTACCAGTAATCTTATCAAAAATTTCAGTGAGACCCCAAACCAGAGCGTCTACACGGTCAGGAGACCCGTTTGAGATGTTTCTGAGATTGTCAGCGGAGAAGAGGCACATTTGATCTTCTAACTTATCAAACTGCCCTACGTGATGGACTCTACCCTGTTCGTACAATGCACTGATTGGTTCGGCTCTTACGACCTTACCTCTAGATGCATGAACTAGTTTTACAGGAACTGACCGATCAACAGCCTTAATGGTACTTTCGACCATGTCACCGCCTTGATTCTTCTCAGCGATGATCTTGTCCGCCGACCAAGACCTGTACAATTTTACAGCCTGTTTGGCCCAATCTTCAGGAGAGCCTCTTAAAGTTCCATCCTCAAGAACGTAACCCTGAGCATAACCATCTTGGTCTCTTGCGAGCCCGACGACAATAATACCATGCTCATCTGACCCTTCATTATTACTTACGGCGGGGTCGACGGCTACATAGACACGTTCTAAATCTTGAGGCACGTTTTCAGGTTTTAGACGACTTCCATCAATAATATCTCTATTCCAGAGGGCTCCAGGGATATCTCCCAGGATTTCCCCCTCCAGCTCCTGGCGACCTAACCTAGTACCTCCGTAGCGCTCGTAGAGGGCCTTGACGGTTGTGGTGGCTAGGTTGGACTGATTGTCAAGAGTTGAACCTCTAGTGACCACGGTATCCGGATCGGCCATCAATCTCTTAATCAGCGGAAGAGGCCTTGGTGTGGTCGTTACAAGAGCTTTGGGGTGTTCACCTAGACGGAGACCAAACTGTAGTTGATCCCAGGTCTCCTGCATATACCTAAACTTTGCAAGCTCGTCCACCCATGCTGCATGGTGTTGAGGGCCCCGGAGCTGATCTGGTTCAGTCGCATTGTAAACCCATGCTTCGACCCCATTGGGCCATGTCAATCTTCTGTTGGTGGGGGACCATTCAGGCCTGAACTCTTTGGGATGGCAAGCAAGGAGGCCAGAGTCTCCGAGTACCATAACGTCTCTTGCATCTGCTGCTGTTTCAGCGACGAGAGCGATACGCCTCCAACCGCTGGGAGGAGGAGCAAGAGGGGTCGACCCGCAAACGTTTTCACGAATCCACTCTGAACCCATTCTGGTCTTTCCGAAGCCACGACCGGCTAGGACTAACCAAGTGTTCCAGAGACCTGGGGGAGCCTTCTGATTCTCTCTCGCCCAGAAGTGCCAGTGCCATCTAAGTTCCGCTATCTCCGCTTCGCTCAGGGAAGACAACAACATTATCCGTTCCTGCTCGCTTAGCGAGGCCAGATATTCTGCTGGAGAAGGTTGCAACTGATTCCTTTATACTTTCTTCGTGTCTGATTGCAGCTCCGTCGGGTCCAGAAATCTCCTGGCGCTCCTTCCAAAGGGCGATTGACTTACCGACCAATTCAATAGCCTTGAGTTGATCAGAGGTTTTAATTTGATCACCTTCAATGATGGCAATCAGTTTTTGAATTAGATACTCAGCCTTTACTTCTGACTTTTCAGCACGAGCCTTTAGTCTGGCTTCAATTTCCTTTTGAATCAGGGGGTGCTTCATTAGAAGGACGGCTTGTTGTGTCGGATTCTTTGTCTTGTATGAAGATAGCTCCATGGCCTTGGTGGCATTCATGTGGAGCATGTAAAGATCGATGAACTCATGCATTTTGGCGGTAAGCTTTTTACCCTTACCGTTGCCTGAGATACCACCAGTGTTTACATTTAGAAATGGCATTTTTTATGAAAGCCTACCGATTTTGTGTTCGTCGCATGTCAAGGATGCAAATACGATGTGATCCTTGAGGAGTTTTGCTTGCGCTAATTGAGCCTCAGCTTTGCAGGCTTCCATAGTTGGAAATACCTTTGCAACTCCGATGAGGTCGTCCTGAGGGCCTAAAAATAGTATTGTCATTAGAAAGATTGAATACATTTTTATACCCTCTAACAGATTACGACAAAAGTCAAGAAAAAGTCTTATGACTTTGGATTCTTTTTGTGGGCTCCAGCCGTCCTGGCATAGGAGCGATTCTCGTGTTTTGTTTTTAATTTTAAATTTGAAGGACTGTTGTCCTTTGGATTACCATTCTTATGGTCCACATCCTTGCCGTCACCCTTATGGGCCTTACCGGCTGCAATCATTTCTCTGCGGGCAGCGTTACGGGCGGTTCTACGCTCCACCTGCTCAGGTTTTGAATTGTATTTTGCTTGGGCCAGTTGACGGGCTTTAGTAGCCATTTTGATTTTTGGACCTATTTTTATTATTTTCGACAAAAAGAAAAAGAGTTTATATTTATGTCTTACATATGGATGTTCGAACTTCGTAAGTGAAGTCAGTTACGACCATAAGGACTAATAAACTATATAACGAGAAGTATTGTAAGTAAGATTTAAATAACTAAACAAACTTAATTGAACAGCGAGATGTGTATCTCTTAGTTAATATACATATTATATCATTTTTTTATACCAAAGTCAATAGCAAATGTACCATTCTAGGGATTATAGGCCAAATAAAAATGATGTCAATAGGGAATTTTATATATTTTAAAGAAAAATGCATGAAATAACCGGATGTTAGCAAGCGGATGCCTTTAATTTTTTATGTAATAACTGAGGTGACTTCATAATCGACTTCGAGGCCCCGGCTCCAGGCCCCCTACCCCCCCGTAACTGTAGCTGTTGCAGTTACACACCCAAGGGAACAAACCATGCACAAAGGGTGAACCATCCATACGCCGCATTAGAGCCTGCCACAGCGGTTTTATGGGCTCTCAAGTGCCTGTGCCTTGGTATACCGTGAACGGGCCTCTAGCAGGCCTCCAAGCGCCTTAGAGAGGCATTGCAGAGGGGCTTCGAGGGTCTGCATCCTGCTAGGTCATAGAGTGTGGCATATCGTCGCAGGCATGATTAGGGGCTTGATTATGCAGTGCAGCATAAGATACCCGGGAATGACCCCAACGGGGCGGCCCAAGGCGCACAAGTAAAGCGTAAGTATTTGGGTCTTTGCTTCCAAGTATTGGAGGCTTTGATCTTTGACATTGTGAATAGAAAGCCAAGGTTAGCCCGCAAAGAGGTGCAGAAAACCATGCAACAACGCATGTGTGCAACCCAATGGAGCAATGCCAATGCACAAGTATTACACTCTAGTATCTCAGTCATACATGCCCGGATGCACAGACGATTGGGTCATTGAATTCGGAGCATATGAGCGTGAAGACGTTCTGTCAGAGTTAGAAGACTACAAATATAGAGATAAGTGCGACGGATTGAAGATCAAATACAAGATTATCTGTACCGATGACACACAAGCGGAAGTCAATGCCGCAGTTGACAAGCTGAATAACACCTAACGGACACCTTAGACCGTATTTCTAACACCTTTGTGCGCCCCTTTTCGTGTTAACCTTGGCCCAAATGTGACTGTTACAAGTAAAAGGGCTTGGTCCTACAAAAGGAGACAAGCTAATGGCCTTCGAAATCGAATATCTGCAATTCCTGATTAACCTAAGGGTCGCCTTGCTTACTGCAATCGAGCGTCAGCGTCGGCAATATACGCCTATCGATTACACACAAACATGGGACGATACATGGTTTTCGTCTGACATGTATGAGGTAGAGGTCTATTCACATAGGTATTTACAACCTATGTCCATGACAATGAATTACTAAATAATCTCAGCGCCAAGCCCTTTTACTTGTAACAGTCACAATTCAACTAGAGAAAGGACTAAAATGTCTAGACTACTCTTAGACTTCCTTGTCATCGCCTTGTTCACCTTTGTCGTATGCCTTCTCTGCGGCATGGTGCAACAATGAGCATGTTCCGCCAATACTACAGAGAGACAAGGGAATACCTAGCGGGGCAGAGCGCTTGGTTGCATTTCAAATCAAAGGAAAGCAACCCTTATGACCCTGTAAAGCAAACTAAGCTTTGGCTCCGCTGGGACAATGGTTTCAATGAAGCTGAAAGCTTTGCCAATGATGGTTATCAAGTAACAGATGAGGATTAGGAACAAATGCGCTTCTCCGTTTATCATCAACTAGCAGTAAAAAACCGTGTGACGTGGTCTTATGTTCACGCCACAAGATATTCGGAACGATTGACGATAGTCAACAAAAGGTCCGGACGAATTCTAAAAGTATACCCTGCACAAAAACCGGCCCACTATACCGGAGTGCGGAGAAAATGCACTCCGGCTTATTACGAATTTTAGCGGGCTAATACCAACTAATACTTGGGCGTATGAGGGTCAGACCTTGTGCGCCCTTTTTCTTTGTCCATACATGACCCATTTTGGGTCGCCTGGGCGTTGACAATTAAAAACATATCCGACTTCGCGCGCACACGATATCAGTCTATCACAACAAGGTCGCATATATTTCACGCATGACATAAACTTTGTAACATGCCTGCAACAAATGGGGCGCAAAACTGCAAGCGTGGTGAAACCCCCAAGGGGCGCATTGCCGCAAGGGCCGCTCTTTATGGTTCCCTGCAACGTGTGCCTCGTATGACTGGGAACGGTGCGTCGTGGAACGGTTCGATAGGATCGCAAAACGACGCTGGCGGAACCTGCTAAGCCGAAGGGGCTTGGATTGTGTCGCACGCAATGCGGCATAGTTGTGCTCCTTTTCATGAGGTGCATTCTAGCTATGTCCAAATCAAAGCGACCAGGAAAGCGCGAACGCAAGGCCTTGAAGGCCGCACAAGCCCAACGCAAGGCGATTATCAGCGCGAACCTTTCTAACCCTAAGCCCGTTGAGACATGGTCAAATGTGACTAAATCCGGTCACATGGTCATGGGTTACAATTCGACGTGTGCGAAGTCTAACTTGCTTGGCAATAGCCATACGAGAGGATTCCATTCGTCGTCAATCCGAGGCCACAGGGAGCCTAACAAAACGCCCCCCGTCGGCCGCTGGTCGGATCGATAAAGAAATTCGGAATATGGGGATTGACATTTAGTTGTCAGTCCCTATTTTCGTAACAGAAGCCCAAGGCGTGATAGATTGCCTTGGCCGGTTGAACGCCCCGATAGGCGTTTTGGTGCGCTAACGGTGCGCCTGTATATGGGCATGACCTTTTCTTTAGGGGATTGCCCATCTGCATGGCGCATTGTCTAAGCGGTAAATCCGTATCTGTTAGGCGAACGTCTAATAGGTCATTTTGGGTCCGCCCGCATGATAGGCTAACGCCACACCTCTATGTGACCTAGCCTAGGCATTGAATTGCCATTCATTTGGGGCGCGCACTGCAACGGAAATGGGAGCGCTAGCTAGCAACTAGCCTACCTGTTACTGCCATCCGTTGCACCGTCAAAGACGCTACTGTTGAGAAGTCACACAATGTGACTGCGCTAAAATTGCTTAGCGTTAAACGGATGGTTAGTTTCAAATCATAAACTAAATCGATCTATTTCTGTCCCTTTAGCCCTAGGCAATTCCGCTTAGGGCTTTTTGTCGTTTCAAATTGATACGGCATTGAAAAGGGAAATGGTAAAATGTCTGAAGTGACTAAGCTCGCCCTGCTGCCCACTGCGGCGATCATGGCGAACATCAATCGTCTTGGCAAGCGCCTTGACGGCCTGGATCAAGAGGTCCACGCGACGGCCCTGCAATGTCTCCTGCACGCTCAGGAGCACGGCGACGTCATGTTGGCGGACCGTCTGGTCAAGACCTTGGGCGGCAAGAACACTCAAAAGGCCATTGATGCGGCAATCAAGGGCGCCCATGAACCGTTCAAGATGGGGCGTCATACGGGTTACAACGTTCGGGGCCTCGTCATGTGGTTCCTGCGTTACACACCCATCGTCTGGAACGGCGACGGCAAGCCGGGGCTCTTGAAGGCCGGGATGAAAACCCACGAAAGCCTCCTGAGCCGCAACGATGGATTGGCGTGGAACGTGGAAGCGGCCCGGCTGAATCCCTTCTGGACTTTGGATGAGGTGATCCGCGACCAGGAACGCCCCGCCTTTACGCTGGAAAGCGTGGCGACCATCGTCCACAACCTGCGCGACCGTCTGGACAAGGCCGTCAAGGAGGGCAAATTCAAGGGCGACCCGGACGCTGCATACGCCTATATCAACGCCCTGGGCAAGGTGCAGGCTCCGGCGGAAGACCCGTCTAAGGTCATCCTCCCGACCGATCCGACGGTTAAGGGCTTCATGCCCGCTTTCGTCCCGCTGGCCAATGATGATGGGGCTGAAGTCATGCCTCTCGCGGAAGCCGTCAATCAATAACCGGCGGACTATCTGTTAACACTAGATGGCCCCTCTAGCAATGGAGGGGCCATTTCTTTGATCTATCGTATCTGTTATTCTTTTGAACATATGGGAGGTCATTGGTTAATGTCTCACTTTGCAACTGTTCTCCATAGCCGGATCAGCTGGTACAGAGACGCCAAATCTATTCATGAGCATTTCAACGGCGAGGGTAGCAAAGAAATCCTCAGACGTGAGCAGAACAAGCTCATGGAAGTCTTAGACTCCTCTAGGAGGTTCGTGTAAAAGGGTGATCTATCACATCATGGGCCGCATTGTCGAATCCAACGTCCAACCGGGTCACTTTGACGTCTGGTTGAAGTTTGAAAGG